TAGTGCCGCACCGTCCTGTTTTAATATTGAATACTCATAAAATTTATCATAAATGTTATCAACAACAGAATAGCTTTGTCTAAATTTAATTTCTTCAGCGCAAGGACTTAGACTAATAACTGCCCCCACTGACCAATTTTGTGTAGACCAAAAGGCAAATTCTTTAGCACTTGTTTGAAAATCAGTTATATTTCTTATAGTTGAATTAAAGTTTTCAAATAATAAACCTACTGATTTTAAATATTCTCCATAGCCTAGTAAAAAGTCAACTACTCCTTGAATTGTTTTTATTTCTGCACCATAATGAATAGTTGAAACTTCATCTTCAAATTTTGTTCTAATTATAATTTGACGGCCACCTTCTAGTGGTAATGTCGGCAACTTTGCAAAGTACTTTATTTCAAATGCAGTTGATGCTTGATGCGCCGTTGCTACTCGAAAATATTGATTAGTGTAAAATACAATTTTATCTTTTGTATAATATTGATTAGCTGTCCAGTTTGAAAAACTTGCGGACACTCCGCCTACATTGATTTCAGCATCGTGGTTTGTAATACGAGGCTTAAGATATTTAAAAAACGGTAATGATTTATTATATCCTCTAAGTATAAATCCAGTAGTTTCTTTTTCTACAATTACTCCACTATAGTCTATAGATGCAACAGGACTACTAGTATTCAAAATAATATTATAATTTTCTTCAGGTATAAAAACATTTCCGCTATTTAACGGATTGCGACTATCTAATATTAATTTAAATTTTTCTTTAGTTGTAAATCCGCCAAGTTTAGATGCTAAACGACAGACTAAATTAGATAGTTCTGCACTATACACACTAACTTCAGATAGAGACTGTTTACCAATAATATAGTCAACTACATAATTAACTAGACCAGCAGTATAAACTCGTTCAGAACTGTCCGATGTACTAGGCACAGCTAGGTTAGATATATTAAATCTTAAATTTCCATTTTTAACTTTGTAAACTAACTGGCCAGTATCATCTCTATATTGGCGCACACGGTCAAAACAACTTGCAAATACATGAGCAGGTTTTAAAATAGTTAACGCAGTTAAAAGAGCAAACGGATATTCAGAACTTCTGCGCCATGCGGTTTCAATTGGCGCTTGATCTCCAAATTTAAATTCTCCTTGGATTAGAGAAGATGTATATCCCTCAATGATACCAAGATCGCTAGGCGCTAATAAGTTGCCTGAGTCATCTACAGGAATCATTGCCGTTAGATGTGGCCTAACAAATTTAACATTTTTTATAATGTTTTTACCGGGTTCCTTAATTAAACCATCAGCTAGGTCGTTCCATAAAATTAAATTGTCGCGTGTGTACGGAGATGGACCGTATACCGTTTCCCACCATTGTGGTTTGATACTAAACCCTAACATTTCCCAAGGATGTGTATGAGGACGATCGGTATCATATAGTTGTTTAAATATTCCTCTCCAAAATCCTGCAAGCTGGATACCAGTTGATGATCTAAATTCTTTGTAATTATATGTTTTAGGATTAGTTCTATCAAAGAACGCATGTTTTGTATAATCATCAGCAATTAGCGTTGACCAATGCAAAAAGTCTGCTGCCATTATAGAATCAATAACAGTACTTGATAAATCTGTATTTCTATTATACCCAGGTAGATAATCGTAAATATCAAACAATACAGTATCATACGATTGTTTAATATTATTAAAAATTCGTTTTTCAAATTCTAATAGTAAGTCATCTCGATAATCATCAAACGCAACTGTTATGCTACCGTCGTGACCTTGTATAACCTTAGTAGGAACTTGATAGGTTGTATCGATATAAATTTTAGGTTCAAATTTTGGATACATGCCTAACTTAGTAGGAGTTAATGGCAAATAGCATCCGTCTGTTTTTTCATATTGTACAATTTTTAAATTATCACCGGATGCGATAGTAGATGTAATATTAACAAAATTTGTATTAACAAATACATAATCTCTACCATGCACTAATAATTCTTCATTGACATAAACTAATACCGCACGTTCGCTTGACGTTGTTAAATCAAAATCAAATGTTAATGGATACTCTGTAATTGAATCGTCAATAATTTCTTGATCAAAGATAAAACTAGCGGAACACGGAATCATGTCGCTTAGGTAATAGGGATCAATTTTAGTATGATCTTTAGTTACTTCTTTAAGAATTAAATCTAAATGTACACGAACTATTCCGTCGTACCCGTAGTCTGTTGCTTTTCTTATTAGATTTCTTTTAAATTTTGCATAATCAAGACGTGCAGTTTTTAGTGCATTTATTACATTATAATTTTTATTAGTAATGTGATATGCGATTGGCAACAACGGAGCACTATGTTGTACAACTTTTGTTCCAAACGGAGTAATATTTCCTAAATCTCGTAAACTATCAGTTCCTGGAATTATGCCAGTGAAACCGTCGATGTTATCTGCTATTGAACCTACGTGGTTATTAATTTCACCCAACGTAAATGTGGTCAAATTTAAATTTTGAGGATTGTTTTCTAAGTTAAAAGGAAATTCATAATATCCGTTTATTTTAGGGGCTGATGATTTTGTCTTAATAACAAGAGAATCATCAACAGACAAATCTTTAAAAAATTCAACATATGCATTATTACGCACAATTGAAATTTTATAAGCATTAGTATATTGGCGGCGGCCGTTTAGATATACTTTAACTTGTAGGTCTGTTAAAGTTCCGCTGTCTTTGTATGCATCAATAAGGAACATATTTCTTACTTGATTAATACTATACTGTCTTACTATGTATTGCAAGCTATCTTTGGCTGCAATGGTCCAGCCGTTAGCATGACTAAACGAAGTAAGGCTATTGTTAATTCTTAAATATCCCAATGATATGTCTATTGGTGCTATTAAATTAGTGTTGCTTTGATATGAATGAGAATCAGTGTGTAAATTAAAGTTAAAAACAATGTCTCCAAAATTCCCCACATTCCTATAGGCAATGTTAAAACCTAATTCAGTATCATATGTGGTACCTAGTCCATAGCTAAACAGTTTTGTACCTTTAAATGTAGTTCCTTGATATTTGTCTGTATCACCGTAACTAGTGCCGGTAGGATCAACTACATCAAATAACGGTGCCTGATTTACAGTTTTTTTGTCCTGACTTAGCATCCAGACACCGTCCATATAATGGAGCATACTTCCTCGATAAGTTTCGCCCTCTGTTACTAGAACTGTTTCACCGTCTTGAGGTTCAGTATCCTCAGTTGGTAATAATGTTATACGGCTTTCACCTAAATGAGTTATAAAATGAACTGTAAAAATTCTGCCAGATACTCTTACATCAGTGTCTGCCGCAAACAATATACGCATGCCTTCAACTAGATCAATCTTATCAACGTTGTAACCGTAGCTACCTTCAATGGTAGAAAATACATCAGTAGTAAACATATCGACGACTGTTACATTTTGTTTTGCAATTTTACCAAATTCCCACAAGTATAGGTTAGGTGCAAATTCAATGATTGGACGTTTAGCTCTAGAATCTTGATCAATTACAGGTACTTGATTATTTGCTAATGCAGAATTTTCAATAATACTACGATGGAACCAACGATTGTGGCGACTCCACGGATTTCGATCTTTACTGCCGCGATTAATAACAATATAATCTTTAGTCGCAGGATAGTTGTTGTTTACATCATACCCCTGTGTATCAAAATTTTCATTGTCAAATTCAATTTCTAATTGAGCAGTATATGACGCAGGCGTTTCTAAATCGCTTTCTGAAATTAAAGTAATTGCAGTACCAACACCTTCAACGTACCAGTTGCCAATTGAATATTTTTCAGGAGTTATTTGTCCCTGAAAAGATAATTTCATTCCGTTTGACAGTGCAACATTACTACTAGTAGTGTAATCTTTTTTACCAATAATTTCAGCTTCTACATCAATTGCTGTTGAATCTGTAATGTCAAAAATTGTAAAATACCCAGAAGTATTAATATCAGTTTCGCTAACATAATACAATAAATTAGGAGCATTTTGAGGAACTGTAAATTCTATAGTACCTTTCTTAACATGTTGAGCAGATGAAATAATTACACCGTCAGCATCTTTTATCACAATGCCACTAGTATACAGATTAGCAGAGCCAATATTTCTTACAGTTTTAAATGCAAATGGACGATCCTCACAATCAATTTCAAAATTATAAGTTTGTCCTCTATACAATTTAAATGTTGGATTTGCTGTTAGTCCGTCGGGGCTAAACAAATAGGCAATGTTGTCTACTTCATTAATTAATTTAACAGTATATGTACTAGTAATACTAGTCGATTGGCCGACTACAGTAATTGGTTGAGGTCCTGCTGGTAGCCAGTAGTATTCTCTGTAGTTTACAAATTTATCCCAATCAATATTTGGATTCCAAGCATAGTATTCTTCACTATTAACTTTGCTGTGATCTAAAGTATCACCAGCAAAGAAATTTAACTGATTAATATAATCAGTATAATCTTTAAAAAACGTAACATTGTCTAATGTGTCTTTAGATATAATTGCAGGCTCTAGTTGATAGGCCGCACGGTCAGAACTAACTTCTTCTAAATATCTATCAGTAGATTTAAAGGCTGGAGTATCTCTACGGCCAATAAATGCATTAACTTTTCCAACAGTACCTTCATTGATCATTTGATCAATAGTTGCACTTAAAAACTTTTTATTAGCATCAGTTCTAAAATATTTTGGTAAGAAGTCTACCGACGTTTTTTTGTTATTTGACCCAATAGGTAAAGCCGATTCTTGTTGGTTGTTATCGAATGCCATGAATTATTCCTTCGTTACTCGCTTGTGATGTCATTGTTATTTGTTGGAACAGATGATAAAACTGTTCCACTAGAATTGATCCTGGCCGCTGTTATTTCGCTGATAATGTCGATATCGGCAACTGTAGCAGAGCTTACTAATAGTTCATCAGCATTTGACGTTATTTCAAACAAACTGCCAAATGCTAAATTTTGTTGTTTAGGTACAATTACCATGTTTACTACATTAGGACTTAATTGTTTAATAATGTATGCCGATAGTTCACCAAAATAAAACGTATCTCCAAATTCCCAATTTTCTATTGCAAAGAATTCGTTAATAGCAGTTATTACACTAGATTTAATATCGTTGTCGCTAACTACGACATTAGAGTTTTTTACAATTTTAAATGTTCCCTGTAGGCTTGGTGCGGCTTGAGAGCCAAATAAGGGTTTATATTTTGCAGGATGATATACAATTTCATCGCTAATAGCCTTTACTTTATTAATGTCAGTACTAAAATTAGTATACAAAGCATCACTACTTGGTGGTAGCGGCTTTGCGGTTAGTTCTCCAGATAACCATCGACGATAATTTATATCATATGTTTTAGTTAACATATAAACATCCATTATATTAGTGGCTGCTGGATCAAGTCTAGAGGAGTTGTCTGCCGCATGTACATACTGAAATTTCAAAGTGTCTCTACCGTAAAATCCTTTATATTCATTAGTTATAGCAAAACTTGTAGAAGCCTTGATGAACTTCTTGACTAAATTTTCTCTAATAACATAAATTAGTTGACCATCATCTAATGTCAACGGTACAGTTTCTTGGCTTAGATAAACTTTTATTAAATTATTAGTGTTTGAAATATAGTAATAGTCTGTTGAACCGTCTAGTGATGTTTGTCTTTTTTGAAATATAAATTTTGACGTTGGCGTTGTAGTTGGGGCGACGATACTTTTAAAAATTTCGGGATCGTCTACAACACCGTCTTCGTCAGAGTCAAAAAAGGTAATAGAAATCTTTTTTGTATCAATGTATCCATCACTCCCTAAATATTCATCTATTATTTCCCAATCAAAATTTTGATTAAAAGGGACTAGTGCATCAGGTTGCGTATTAATACTCATTACAGAAATTTTATCTTTAATGATTTTTCCAGTAGTTGGATCGTATACTTTATCGCTAGTGTCAAAGAAAAATCGCATTTCGCTAGCACTTTCAAACACATATCGTAGCCCTCTATAGGTTACGGTATAATTTTCACCGTCTGACTCAAATAATACCATCCAACTAGCATCTAGCTGTTTATTACTTGAATCTCCAGTTTTACCTAGTGAGAACGAAGATTTTTTATCAATATTAGAATCAGTAATCAATTTCCAAACAACACTTTCATTGTCGTACCTTAAAGCAAAATTCTTGTTAGCAAAAATTAAATCAATTATTTTGTTTTTAACACTATCTTCTAGAGCAGTAACAAACTTAGGAACTGCTGTATCACAAATGGCATTAGATGGAACTATTTCATTCAATACTATTGGCCCTTGTCCTGATACTAATACTCCTGTATTTTTAGCAGTACCGTCTCCCACAACTTGAACAACTTTAGTCCAAATTTTATCTTTTGCGGTTACTGGTGCTCCAACTGCATCAATTAATTTATTGTCAGTGCTGAATAGTTTTCCAGTTGGAGGAACAAACTTTAACATTGCGCCAGGGACTACAAATCTTAAATTTGAAAATGTAGATCCGCCAAGTTTTTTAATTGCACCTATTTGATCAATATCACTAATAAAGCCGGTACTGATATTTGTTCCGAACGATACTTGATTAAATGCTGAGAACGCAACACCTAAAGAAATAAATGCATAACTATCAAGATAAAAATCTTTAACAGTCTTGCTCGACAATATAGGTTCTATTTGATTTATTACTGCATTTTCAATATCAGTTCGTGTATTGTAAGAGAATTTAAAACTGTCAATAATTGGTTCTTTATATAATATTCCGTCAGTTCCAAACAAATTAGTATTGCTGTATTTGCCAGTAGTATCTTTTAAGTCAAAATATCTACTAATCCCAGAACTAACTCTGTTCACCGATTTTACTTTGATAATCTCTTGGTTAACACTTAGGGGAAATACGTTATAATCCTCGCCAGTTATCATACGATTTTGTGTATAATACGTTGACGGTGCATTAGTTTTAATAGAGTCAGATGTTTCACTTGGGGAAGCATTTGAAACTGTATAATTTAATCCTACAGTAATTGTTAAAGATTCTTGCTTCCCCGACTTGTTGCTAATGTAAGGAATGTTAAAAGTAACATTGTTAATATTAGAGGGGGTAATTGAGTATTGATACCCGTTACTAACTCTATAGTATGCTCTAAAATTTCCTTGAGGCAAATCGCCAAAAACACCATCAGCAAAACTTAGACGCACACGATCGCCGGTACGAGTAATTACTGAAAACATTTTTCTAATACTCTTAGATAGAGAATTGTAAATGACATTATTACCTTCAACTGCATCAACTTTTGTCCACTGTTCAGATAACAAGCCATTAGTGTCTAGACTGTATAACCATACATCTGAATTATTAATATTAGAACTATCTAAATCAACTACTTCATTTGTACTTGGTCTAGCAATTGAAAACGAACCTTGTTGTAGTGTACCCTGACGGAAATGCATAAAGAAACCGGTATTACTACTTGGTGCGCCGCCGCCGTCATCTCTGTATAAGAATGCCAAGTTTGTACCAGGCATAGGTGGTTCTTCATATACGTTTAAAGAATTTTTAATTGAGCAAGAAACAATTTCAAAATCCATGTTTCTGCCGTCAACGTTTTTAACAAATCCGTATATTGGTGCGTCTGTATTTGTTGCATTAAAACGATATTGCTGTGTTCGAATACCGCTGATAATTCCAGAATCTTGTGGTTTGCCAAATTGGCCGGACGTTGGTAGTGCTGAATTTAATACCTTAATAAACTGCTCATACCAGCTGGTGTTTGCACTATCGTTCCATACAATATTTTGATTAGCTAGGCTACGGCCGTTGCTGTCAATGATAGATTCAGTAGTTCTTACAGAGCTAATTTTTAATAGACCGTTTGCACACTGATTTCTTTTGGGATTGTAGCTGAGTAAACGTGCTAGACGTAGTACGCTTTCACGACGATCTGCTAATTCAAGAAAGTTTTCGCGAGCATTTAAATCAAAGCGGAAGGCTAAATTTTGTCCAAGAAATGCAATTAGATCAATTAGTGCTAGATATTCACTAGATTCAATGTAATCATTAAAATCTTCTGGATAATTTTCACGTAGATACGTGATCATTGTTCGACGTAGATTGTCGAAATCATAGCTTTTAAAGTCGGCGTTTTTAAAGCTCTGGTATACTTTTTTCCAGTCTTCTGCCGCAATTAATTTGTTTTGTCTATCTATACTTGACATACTCAGTCCTCGATATTGTATTTATCGTATAGATAAACTGAGTAGTTTATTAACCGAGTATGTTATTGTCTTTGTCGAATTGAAAACGTAGACTCTCAGATATGTTGTAAGGCAAATAGATTAGTTCACATTCAATTTGTATTCCGCTGTTATATTCGCTTACAACAATGTTGTTAACTCGGACTCGGGGATCATAATTGATAATTTCAGTCACGTTTTTAACTATTAGGCTTTTAACTTCGCTAGTTAACGGGTCAAATAACAGGTCCCAAATAATAGTACCAAAGTTGGGTCGTTCTAATTTTTCACCCTGTCTAATATGAAAATGGTTAATAATATCCTGCTTGATTAGCGCAAGATCGTATAGAGAAAAACTACCAGATTGATTAGAAATTGTACTTAAACCCCTATACGTTTTGCTTAACGGTGGGGTGTAGGGCTTCTTAGTTTCAGGTAAGACTGTTCTAGCGTAAAGTGATTTTTCTATGCTCATAATAGTATTTATTTGCTAACTTTCTTAAAGGTATCTGTTGCTGTGGTATATTTTGTTGGATCTTGCCCGTGAAGATTTTCGTGGCCGTCCCATGGTTCGTGCATAGGTATTCGGGTAACAACTACTGCTAAAGCTATGGGTTGTACTGCATCAGTTATAGACGCCGCAGTTGCGGCTTCTGCTAACGGACCGTTTAGATTAATTTTTCCTCCGCTGGTGAGATTTATGTTTGCTGCCGCATTAATAGATGTTGCTGTTCCGGATGTAAATTTATTTCCTCCCGCGGACAGCAATGCAATATCTGCACCGGATGTTATTTTTACATTTGACACTGTTTGCAAATTAAATGCCTGTCCAATAGATTCACTGCTTGCTCCGGTAACCTTGGTATTTCTATTAACACCAATCGTTTCATTTTTATTTTTAGCAACGGAAATCTTTTGATCTCCGTTAACAATTAAACTATGAGTGGTAGTTACTTCTACGTTGTGCGCCGCGCCGGCTCGAATATTAACATTCCTGCCTGCATCTAAATTAATATCTTGATCTGCTTTAATGTTTAAGTCTTGTTCGGTATGTATGCTAACACTGTCTTTAGCATAGATATCTATTTTGCCATTGCTAGTTAGTTCAATCCATGTGGTTCCTTTAGCATTGCCGATGTAAATTAAATCTTCACTGTTGTGCAATAAAATTTGGTGGCCGGTCCTAGTACGAATTCGAACAAGCTCATTATGCGGGATGTCAGGCTGTCCTCCGGTTTCTCTATTTTCAACGCTTACATATTCTGGTGGGCCATCTGCCGCAGGTGTTTTTCTAATAAATGCAGTGTCGCCGTCGTCCATTACAAACGTTGTTCCACCTAGTCTACTGACAAAAGTATTATTTTTACTTTCAGCCTTACCTACATTACCAGTAGGCGCTCCTGGGCGACTGTCTATCGGTCCTGGTGTACTAATTCCAAATACTGCGCTAGGAGCTTCTCGTCTAGCACTACTAGATGTTACACCTCTAGTATCGTCTTTTCCAAGCCCTTGATCGTCTAATATTTTTTGGAACGGATGAATTGGTTTAGCAAATTGTGTAGTATCTGTTTTTGTAATATCTTTATTATTTTTCTTATTGTATTCTGCAACTACCTTTTTTTCAGATCCGTTAGCGGTATCAGTATGATTCTCTGTTGCGGCTAATCCCGGAACCATAAAGTTCATATGTGCATCAGGAACACAGCCTATCCAATATCCCTTGGCTGCGTGACCGTTAACAAATATTACCATGACTCGCATGCCGATGTCAGGAGGCACCATCCACATACCGTATGCTTTTTGAGTACTATCGTAGTCATTACTTTCTGTTGCAAACCTAAGACTAGTTACTCCGTAGAACGGACTTAGATAGCTAACAAATATAACCTGTCCGGTTAGTTCAGGGATGGGATTTCCAACATCATTAAGTAGCTCTACCTGTATCATGCCCATATAGGTAGCATCACCGTGACTGACTACCCTCGCTAGGTACGGTCCCGGGTCGTTTAAATATAGTTCAGAAGATCGAAGATTATCGTTCATAGTTATAATTTTTAAGCAAAATAAGTAGTAGTGTCTGGGCCGTCTGTAATAATCGGCGATTCTCTATCTTGAGGAGAAAGGTTAATATCAACTGTTGTTGGCCCGGCATTATTAGCAGTCTGTTCAGACGCTCCTCTAGCTCGCTCTTCATTTTCTCGCATGGCCGCGCCAACATCTGCATCTGCTTGACTTATAGCATCGAACCCTTCATCGCCAATAGTATTTTGATTTGGTCGACGAATTAGTGCTAATGTCTGAGTAAATTTTCCTTTTGAAAAAGTACTTGTTGAGGTTATTACTTGATAAAGTCCGCTAAAATTTACATTTAATCTAGCAGAAATATCATTTGGAAATATATAGCTACCGCTAGAATCTATATCCACTGGCGTAAAAAAATTAAACAATATATCCACTTCTCCTGATTGATAGTCGATTGAACTGGTTGAAGTTAGGTTTATTTTTTTTGAAGAATTAGTGTTGGTAAAATTCCCTATACCAGAATCTGCTAGATAATAAGGATCTCCCAAAATAACTAAGTCTGCTACAACTTTTTCAGTGTCAAAATTTAAAATTCTTGATTGAAACTGTCTTGCTACCCTAGTAGCATAATTATCAGCTTCGCCTGCGCCGTCTGAATTCTTAGGCGCTTCGTGATCGTACCTAGTAGTTGCATAGCCGGTTCCTGAGTCGCCCAGGCCTCTTCCATCTTTTGGTGCTTCTGCAACTATCGGATATGTTGCCATCTCGTTAGGCACTGCACTTGATTGGCCAAGACTAGCAGTTAGTGCGTCAGCATTTGCATCTCCTAATCCGTCAGCTAACCACGGAATACCAAAATTATTAGTAAGATTTAATTTAAATTCTAATACGTCAACATTCTTGCCAGTATAGATATAGTTATATTCCTTAACTACCATGGCTTTTAACCCATCGTAACCTGGATTTTCATTAGGAGTCATAAATTTTGATTTATGAATTTTATAAGGCATAACTCTATAAACTAATAGTTTTGGTGTTCTGTTTACATTCTTATTTTGTTGATTTGATTTCTCAAGATATACTTGAGTTTCAATTTTAAACCAATCATAATAGCCGCCATTGCCCGGGTTGCCTGTTATTGCTCCAGTACAGTATTCACTCATTAACATAATTTCAGTAATTGCATTAATTATGCTAGTACCTTTTCTAAAAACAAATTCTCGTGCCGTTGTATCTATTTGAAAAACGTTACGGGGGAATGTTTTATTAGACAGAGCTTCTACTACAATATTTTGATTTCCAGAATTTGGATTGTCCGGTAGTTTAGGAGTTAACCCTCCTCGAGACCCGTCAAAATTAAATGATGCAGTTCCTAAGGCGCTTATCTCTCCGTCACCTTGAACAAAAACCTTAGTCTTAGCACTTCTAAATAAAGATAATTTAGTAGAAGCGGCTGCATCGCCGCCAACAGCCGTGCCAGTCATTGCTCCTTTATCATTTTCTTGGGAGCTTTCATTGACAGTTGTAGTCACATCAGGAAATATAATAGCAATTTCGTCTGCTTTCCACCCTGCTTCTTTTTTTGAATCTACAGTAGTTAACGCTACTAATTTACTATTTACTACCTGTGTTAAGCTACGCTCTCCTTTTTGTAACATTTCTACAACAGTGTCTCCGGATACTGCAAAGTCAGTTTTTAATAAATTAAATGTGTCGTTAAGTGCAATTTCGTTCCACGCCTGTGCTTGAATTTGATACTTAGATCCTGCGGCTGTTACTGTCATGTTAATAGAATAAACATTTAACGGAAAATATCTAGTAGCAACACTAGTGGGATTGTTTTCTTCGTCGTATCCTTTAAATTCTACAGTTAGCAAATAAGGAGCTAGCGTATAATCTTGATGATCATTTTCCTTTGCCGCAATCTGACAACTTTGTAAAAACTGGCCTAAACTATATGGCTCTGTTACTTCAAACGAAAAATTAGTAACAGTAGTAGCTTTAGCTTCGGTTGTTGGGGCTAACAGATGATTTAATACTACTTCATCTATAAAATAATCGTATTTGCCTGCGGGATTATCATTTGTAACGTATGCTGTACTAACTCTGTTTTCAGGAAATCGACCGGCACTACTTAAAATAATATTACCAAGGATTCCGTTTCTATAGCTGTTTTCAGGGAAATTTACTTGCTCGTTAGATAAACTACTAAAGGTAAACAAATAATTATATGAAACAAATTTTTCTAATGGGTTAACTACCGGCAATGCTATTTCTTCGCCAAGACCTTCGGGCGATGGTGTTGATGATACTGTAATAAAATTTTGAAGATTAGATACTTGACTATCACTTATATCAGATCCTCGATCAACTACCGGTGGGGTTTTTGTTGAAGACGGTATAATAGTTTCATTTGGTCCAAGGCTCTGTGATGCTGGGACTGTTCCTACTAGAGTTTCGCCTGGCCCTAAACTTTGTTCTATAGGAACTGTATTTGGATTTGATCCTTTTACAATCTCTTCGCCGGGACGTAAACTTTGGTCTGCAGGAACTTGCCCTCCGGATGCTGTTTTATTAGTGTTAGAGTTAACATCAGTAACTGCAACCGCAGTTGTTGGTGCACCATTGCGAGTAATAGAACTTTTATTACCCGGTATTGTTGCATCGGGGTTAGCAACCGAGTATGCCATTTGATTGTAGGCGTTTCTACCATTGAAGCCATTAGCATCGCCTGCACTATCTAATCCTTTGTTTAATCTTCCAGATGCACCCATTAAATTACCTGCGGCTAACTCTCCAGCAATTTGTTCTTGCGGAGTATTGGCGGTAATTATATAGTTGCCTTTAGAATCAGTTTTTGTTTGATAAGTTCTATATATGCTATTATTAATTTTTGCAAACGCGTCATCTTGTGCGGCTGGCGTTGCTAAAAATGATTGAAGGCTACTAGGTTTACTTCCGCCAACCCAATTATTGTCATTAAGCATGGCTTTATTACCATAAGGATCGCTTGGTGATCGTGCGGCCGCGGTTGACCCAGGTTTAAGATATCCTGCTGTTTCGGCAGCGGCTGCGCCTATTCCGTACCCGCCAGCAAAACCTTGTGCATTAGGCGGTGTTGAATACTTGCCACCGCTTTCTCTAAAAAGAGAAACTTGTCGATAACGCTCATAATTTTGAGGAGTAAGTCCAGCTATCTTAGATGGCATGTTATAATCCTAACAATTTAAACAACTTGGATTTTTTAGGAATAAAAATTGTCGTACCTACTTTAAAATCAAAAATCGGATCTCTAATAACATTCATATTGCGCTGTGTAAACACCCACCATAGCTTAGGAGTACCATATAAGTCAAAGGACAATAAGTCAGGTCGATAGTTATATTGAGGGTCAATAGTATATCGAATGTCGTCTGGTTCCGCACTCACTGGACGAATATTAAATTTTCCAAGGTAGCCGTTTGATACAGTAGTATCAAACCAAGGACTAGTTTTATTGTATGCCATTAAATATATCCTGTTTGACCTTCTGTTAAATAATCACCGTTAACATACTTTTCAAGACTAAACGATCGCTGTTGTTGACGACTGTATATAGGACTTACTATTACATTTATTGTGCTTTTAACAGGAGCATACGTATCGCCACCTGCTGTTCGAAGACTCGAACCTGATATTCCAGGCTGACATGCAATGTAGTCAACGTCTTTTGGTAAATCTAATGTAAAACTTTTTATCACGACAGGAATATCATTAAACACATATCTTCCGTAACCGCTCAGTTTTACAATTGGCGGGGGTTGCCCCGCATCCGCAGAATCGCCAAATGACATTTTAGTTGCAGACTTTAAATAGTGTACACAGGCAATCCAGTAGGCGGCGTCAACTGATGTTTCACAATAAAATTCGCCTGTTATACTAATTTGTTCAACTTTGCTGTTCTCATAGGCCAGAAAGTTATAATTATTATGTGTGGTGTTAAGTGGATTATAGTTTGCAGTATGAGTAACATTAACCTGCGGGGTAAAAGGAAAAACAAATGCATCCATGTCAGCTAGCGGCGCCATTGCAAGGCTTCCTTTAAATGATTCAGGCAAACTTAATTTCACTCGCCAATCAGTTGATCCGTCAGCAAAAGTTGCTTGTTCTGCAATGTGACCAAAGGGTGCTCCTTCACTTCCGCCAAAGAGGCCTGCTTTTTGAAGTCGATTGAATACAGCAAATCCAGCACCTACAACGCCGGCGGCTGTAGCAAGACCTTTATTGCCCGTTGCTAGTGCCAGTGCAGAAACTCCAGTGGCTGCGGTAGCAAAATCGTTAGTATTAACAGTCATATTTGGTAATCTCCGTTAGTAGTATTTATTGACTTTATAAACTGCTGACATTATAATGTATATGAGGAGTCATAAAAATAATGAAAAAAGTAAACTATCTAAACAATAAGGACTTATTGTTAGAAATACATAGAAGCAAGAACAGTTACTCCAGCTACACAAAACCCGAATATCATCAATACGATCTTATTCTTCCTAGCATAGAAAAAATTAATATTCGAACTATTGCAGAAGCCAAACGAGTTCGTGCAAAAAGACTAGGGCAACAGGCATTTGAAGCGGCTAAGGCCATCAATCCTAAGTGCAAAGCCGCAGAGTTTGAAGTAGATTATAAAACTATTGAAAAGCCCGATGTTGTTTTTCGCATAATGACTTACGACCATATTCCGTTAGAGCCAGGACGTAAACGTACACCTAAAACCTTAGCTGATCATAGAGAGAAAGTTAACTTTCCTGCTTTCCAACATTGGAAGTTTGATGAAAATGACGAGCTAGTTTGTGTGGGTAAAAGTCACTGGAAGGGTCCAATGAAAACTGGCAAGTTTTGTAAGGATCACGGGCAGGTCACTAACACACTGGCTCGCATGTATATCAAGTTATGTGAACGTTATGCCACTCGCGGTAACGTTCGTGGATACACTTACAATGATGAGATGAAAGGACAGGCTATTTTACAGTTAACGCAGATTGGTCTACAGTTTGATGAAAGTAAATCGGATAATCCATTTGCTTATTTTACTGCCGCAGTTACTAACAGTTTTGTTCGAGTAATTAATATTGAAAAGAAAATGCAAAATATTCGAGACGATATTTTAGAAATGAACGGAATGAATCCAAGTTATACTAGGATGATCAACGCAGAATATATTGCGGCGGCTAAACGAGATGCAGATGCTACTACTGTTATTCCTGTTGGTGATATTGAAGTTGACCCTGTGGAGTAACTTCTGTTATAATAGTCTAAAAGGACAATGAATGTTTAAAAAAGTAGCCTGTTTCACCGACATACACTTTGGATTAAAATCAAATAGCTCAACTCATAATCAAGACTGCGAAGATTTTGTAGATTGGTTCATTGCGGAAGCCAAAGCGGCTGGATGTGAAACCGGTATATTTCTTGGCGACTGGCATCATAACAGAAACAGTTTGAATATTACTACCATGGATTATACCCTGCGTAGTTTAGAAAAACTTGGTCAGGCATTTGATAACTTTTATTTCTTTCCAGGAAATCACGACTTGTATTATAAAGACAAGCGTGATATTCATTCTGTTGAGTTTGGCAAGTATGTTCCGGGCATTACTGTTGTCAATGAGATTACAACAATCGGTGATACTACCTTAGTCCCGTGGCTAGTAGGCGATGAGTGGAAGAAGATGGAGAAGCTAAAGAGTCGTTATGTCTTTGGCCACTTTGAACTTCCACTGTTTTACATGAATGCTATGATTGCCATGCCTGATCACGGTGAACTACAAGGCTCACATTTTAAAAATCCTGAATATGTATTCTCGGGGCACTTTCACAAACGTCAAGCCAAAGCAAACATTGTATATATTGGCAATGCTTTTCCTCACAACTATGCAGATGCATGGGATGACGACCGAGGAATGATGATTCTTGAGCACGGAAAGAAACCAGAATATCGCATATGGGACGATGCTCCTAAGTTTAAAACAGTTAAACTAAGTCAACTGATCGACGATGCAGAAACACTTATTAAATCTAAGAGTTATTTGCGTGTGGGCATTGATATTCCTATCAGTTACGAAGAAGCTAGTTTCATTAAAGAAACTTTTCTAGCACAATACGACATTAGAGAGCTTACTCTTATCCCAGAAAAGAAAGATGTTGAGATTAATAACGATTTAGATGTTGAACATTTTGAATCTGTTGATCAGATTGTCAGCAGTCAGCTGGCTACTATTCAAAGCGACAGCTTTGATCCAAAAGTATTGCTAGCAATCTATAATAACCTATGATAAAAATAAAAGACCTAACAGTTAAAAACTTTATGAGCGTAGGTAATGCTACGCAAGCAGTGAACTTTCAGAAAGGACATCTTACACTTGTGCTAGGTGAGAACTTAGATCAAGGTGGGGATGACAGCGGAAGTCGTAACGGTACAGGTAAAACTACTATTGTCAATGCACTTAGCTATGCTATCTTTGGCAATGCCTTGACTAATATTAAGAAAGATAACCTAATCAACAAGATCAACAGCAAGAACATGCTGGTTACTGTTGAGTTTGAGAAAGATGGCGTTCTTTATAAGATCGAACGCGGTCGAAAGCCCAACATTCTCAAATTCTATATCAACGATCAAGAACAAGAAGCCGCAGATGACGGGCAGGGCGATAGCCGAGAAACACAAAAAGATATTGACATCCTATTAGGTATGAGCCACGATATGTTCAAGCATATTGTAGCTCTAAACACCTATACAGAGCCTTTCTTAAGTATGAAAGCCAATGACCAACGTGCTATTATTGAACAGTTGTTGGGTATTACCATCCTAAGTGAAAAAGCAGAAGTACTTAAAGAACAGATCCGTATCAGCAAAGACGAAGTAGTTCAAGAGGGCGCTCGTATTGAAGCTGTTAAGCGTTCTAATGAGCGCATACAAGAAAGCATCAATAGTCTTAAACTTAAACAAGGTATGTGGCAAAAGAACCGAGATAGTGATGTTAAGAAGATTGAAACTGCTATTGCAGAGCTTGCCGAAGTTACTATTGATGCTGAGATTGTTCAACATGAAAAGTTAAAAGTCTACGACGAACACGCGGCACTAATTAAAAGCCTTAATAAAGAAAAAGCCACGCTTGAGACTGCTCTTATGCAAGCAGATAAGAATGTTAAGAAGTATGAACGTGAAGTTACACAGCTAGCAGATAACAAATGCCCGAGTTGTGAGCAAGATCTACATGATCATAAGCACGATGAAATGAAAGCCAGTGCTGAAAAGCATCTAGCTGATGCAGTTGCATACCTAACTGAAGTCAGTGTAAAATACGAAGCTAGTGTTAAAGACTTAGAAGACATTGGAGACATTAACGGTCGCCCTAAAACATTCTACGACACACTAAGCGAAGCATTTAATCATAGAACAAATCTAGAAAGTCTTGGTATCCAGTTGAAAAACAAGCAGGAAGAAGTTGATACATACCAAGAACAAATAACAGAACTAGAACATACTGCTCTACAAGAAATAAACTGGGACACAGTTAACAGTTTAAATCTCATGAAAGAACATCAGGAGTTCTTGTTAAAACTCCTAACATCTAAAGACTCGTTTATTCGTAAGAAGATCATTGATCAGAATCTTGCTTACTTGAATAATCGACTAACCTATTACCTTGATAAGGTG